AGATCCATCATCTTTCACATCTGGACAAACACCATATGGGACCTATGACAGTGATTCTACTTTTCAAACCGATATTGTTTCAGTAACTAAATGGGTTGCTAAACGACTCGGATATCCTGTATTACAATTAGAGATACCAAGTGGTTCAATTTATGCTTGTTTTGAAGAATCAATAAATGAATATTCATCTCATATTAACAATTATAATATTAAGAATTGGATGTGGGAACAATATGGTGAAAAGTCAAGAATATCAGGTTCATTAAGTACTGGTTCTTCTAATCCCATAACCCCAACTCTTGGACCATCAATTCAATTATCTGAAAAATATGGTCAATTAGTTAATATGGGTGGTAATGTAGATTTGAAAAAGGGATATATTACATTAAGTGGTTCTAAACAAGATTACGATTTACAAGAAGTTTGGGCTAATGTAAGTGAAAGTAATCAACGAATTGAAGTTCAAAGGGTATTTAACCATATGCCATCTTCAGTTACAAGATTTTATGATCCCTTTGCTGGTTCATTTGACCAAAGACAAATGTTAGATAGTTTTGGATTTGGTAATGTATCACCGGCAATATCATTTGTATTGAAACCAATCAGTTATGATTTAGCTAGAGCAAATGCGATTGAAACATCCGATTTAGTTAGAAAAAGTGCTTATAGTTTTGAAATACATAATAATAATTTAAGAATTTTTCCAAAACCAGTAGCGGGGGATAATGGAGAGAAAATATGGTTTGAGTATTATGTTAAAAATGATGTTAAAAACACTAATCATGTGAGTGGTTCAATGCAGGGTGGAGTAAGTGATCCTTCTAATGTTCCTTATAAGTTTATTACTTATGAGTCAATTAATCAACCTGGTCGCCAATGGATCAGAAAATTTACTTCTGCTCTGGCAAAAGAACTTTTAGGTATAATTAGAAGTAAGTATAGTTCAATGCCAATACCAGATGGAGAAGTTACATTGGATGGTGAGGGATTAAAAACGGAAGGTAGAGAAGAAAAGACACAACTATTAGAAGAATTAAAAGAATTTTTAGAATCAGTATCTTTAACGGAAAAATTAAGAAATGAAGCCGAAGAGGCAAATGCCCAACAAGAAGTATTAGCAAAAGCTCCTTTACAAATATACATAGGATAAATAGATGTCTGCTACTAGACCATTTTTTATTTCTCAAAAAGAAATTAATTTAGTTGACCATATGAATGAAGAACTCATTGATGAGATAGTCGGCCAATCGGTTGATATATATAAGGTAGCACCTGAACATACAAATTCAAACATATATGGTGAAAGTACGACTAAATATTTTAATGTTGGGTTTAGAGTTAATTGTTTAATAAGATTTAATCCTCCTGAAGTAGAACAATTTCAAGAAGCTGGAGTAGATACAAACTCTACAATAGATTTAATGTTTCAGAGAAATAATTTAGCAAGTGGTAGTTTGAATTTCTTTCCTGAAGCTGGTGATGTATGTGATTGGAATGATTTTTATTGGGAAATAAATGGTGTAACAGAGCCACAACTTATTGGTGGGCATCCAAGTTTTAATCATGCTATTAAGGCAACTGCACATAGAAGTAGATTATCATCAATTAATATTGAGGAAAGACCAAGATAATGGCTGTTCAGTTGTTAGATAAAACAATTGTAATGAAACCAAAAAGGTCTTCGATGGTGAAGGTACAAAAAGATGTTGATTTTGAGGAAAATTATGATAGCGAAAGTGAAAATTTCTACGGAGAACCAAAGGCTGATAGGTTTGATGAAATAATAGATTTATTAAAACAAGGTAATATTTATGGAGAGAAGGAAGAAATAACTTTAGGTGTTGTAGATGTTCCTATTGAGAAACAAATTGCAATTGATAAGGCTTCAACAAAAGGATTGAAATCAGAAACCTATGAGAATAATAGTGAGAATAAATTAGACAAGTTAAGGAAACTACGCCGTGGCAATTAAACCCATAACAAATACAAATGCTCCAAATGAATCATTAGTAAATCGTGAAACACAAACGAGTATCAGAAGTGATAAGGGGAATTCTAAAGTTGTCATTAAGAAACCTGGTGGTCAAAATGCTGGTAAGGGATTTTCTATTGGAATTAAGGAAATTGATACAGCAGTTATAAAACATATTAGAAATGTAATGAAACCAAAAGTGAAGGAACAAAATGAAGTAATTTCTGTTCCAGTTCTTTATGGTAATGAAGAAAGATGGAAATCTGTTAAAGATAGGGGGGTGTTGAGAGATAAAAATGGTGTTATTATTTTACCAATGATGGTAATAAAAAGAACTTCATTGGCTATGAATCCTGACTTACCATTTTCATTTGATAATGATGTTAAAGGAAAATATATATCTGTTATTCGTTCTGAGAGTGGTTGGAGTAAAAATAATAGATACGATAGATTTTCTGTTTTAACTGGACAAAAACCAGTTCAAGAGTATATAAAGACTGGTATGCCAGATTTTGTTGTTTGTAATTATACGATTGTTATGATGACATCTTTCATAGAACAAATGAACGATTTAAATAATCTTTGGGTAGAACATTTGGAAACATATTTTGGCGATTCAACAAGTTATAGATTTTTATCATCTCTTTCTGGTGATATATCAAATGAAGTAGAGATGGAATCGCAGGGTGAGAGAATGGTTCGAAATGAGTTAACACTTGAAATAAAAGGATATATGATACCAGAGTTTACTGATAATGTATTTGGTAAAACTGCTGAAATGCAAAGAGCATATAAACCGAAAAAGATAATGTTTACGGAAAAACTTTTATAATTATATATGTATATAAAATGTTAATAAATTAATATAGAGGTTATTAAATGGCAAAAGAGATTAAATTCACAAAAGAAGAGTTAGAATCAATTCAAAACCTTCAACAAAAGACAAATCAATTAACTGCTAATTTTGGTCAATTACATATCGTTAGACTTAATTTAGAACAACAATTGGAACAGTCTGATGATGAACGGTATAGATTAGAAGAAGAGTTGAAAAGTTTAAAAGATGAAGAAGTGGATCTTATTAAAACTATAAATGAAAAGTATGGCGCAGGAACTTTAGATCCAACTTCTGGTGTTTTTACACCAAATCAATAAAACAAAGTTCTTTTTCAAAAAATAGGTAATATTTATATATGAATAATTAAATTTTATCTAATTTCGGAGACTATAAATGGCTGAAAAAATTGTATCACCCGGTGTATTTACAAATGAAATAGACCAATCATTTTTACCCGCAACTGCAGGTCCCATAGGAGCGGCCATTGTTGGTCCAACAGTAAAAGGTCCTGTTTTAGAACCCACGGTTGTAAGTTCCTATAGTGAATATGTAAATACTTTTGGTGAGTTAATCGAAAGTGGTAGTGATAAATACCAGTTTTTAACATCACATACTGCTAAAGAATATTTAAGACAAGGTGGTCCTTGTACTATTGTAAGAGTTGCTAGTCCACAAGGAGATGTTGCTAAAGCTACCGCATTCATTGGTGGTGCTATAACAGGTGGAACTACTGCTGTAACTGCAACCCAAACTATTACATTAACTGGACAACCTGCTGATGGCTCTACTATAGGAATAACAGTCGGTGGTGGTCAAAAGATGACCATAACTTTTGAAGATGCTGCTGGAGATTCAGAAGATAACTTTCAAGCCGATCATGAGGCATTAATTAAAAATACTAACTTTGATGGTATGACAGCTGCTAATGCTGCTGCGGCTTTAGGTGCTATAGTTACTGGTATCTTAAATACTGACCACGCTTCTGGAGCTACTACTGGTGATATGGATCATATAACTGCAGTTCATGATGGTGCTGGAGTAATTGTCGTAACTGCCGATGAGGCAATAACAACTGATAAGGATATAGCTATTACAGAAACCGGTGATGGTGGGGAAGTAATTGCTATAAATACGACAACTGCCGGTGTAACAGGTGTAGCTGGAACAGACACTACATTCTTTACATTAGAGGCTTTAGGTGCTGGACCAGAATTTAATAATTTTGTTGGAACTGGTTCAAATTTTGGAACTGATAATATTTTACCTGTAAGAGCTACTTCTGCTACTAATGACCATCTACTTTCTGGAAGTTATGGTGGTAGAGGTGGTAATTTTAGATGGGAAGTATCACAGTTAAATCTTAAAAAAGGTACTTTTACACTTTTGATTAGACAAGGTAATGATACGACTAAAAAGAAAAGAGTAATTGAAACTCATGAAAATTTATCCTTAGATCCGGGCGAACCTAACTATATTTTAAAAAGAATAGGTAATCAAACAACTTCACTTGCTGTTGAAGCTGGTGTAGCTTATACACAACCAGTTGGCGACTTTCCCAATCAGTCAAAATATATTAGAGTAAGTAGTCTTCCTGATGCAAGAAAAACACCAAATTATTTGGACGAGAATGGCGATGTAACAGCTGCTTATGCTAGTTCAGCTTCTTTCTTTCCAACTGTTGGAAGTGGAAGTTATGGTGGTGCTTTTGGAGCTGGTAGTGATATTGAAGGTGGGATCTTATGTGGCTCCGATTCTGGACAAACTGCAGGTTCAAATGGGGATCAAAATCAAAAACATCCATTTGCTTTTTATGATAATATAGCAGCTGATAGTTCACAAGGTATTGATATGTCAGATGCTGCTGTAAGACCTACTACTACATCAGTTTCGGCTGCTGGTGGATATGGAACTGCTCTAAGTATATTAAGTAACAAAGACGAGTATGATTTTAACTTACTTTATTTGCCTGGTGTAATAGACCAAGCATTAGATGCTAATCATAATTCTATCATAGGACAGGCAATAGAAGTTTGTGAAGATAGAGGTGATTGTTTCTTAGTCTATGATAATAGTGTAAAAACATCTACTGTGGCTAATGTTAAGACATATACATCAGCTCGTAATTCAAGTTATGCCGCTACTTATTATCCTTGGGTACAGATACAAGATGCTACTGCTGGAGCTATGAGATGGGTGCCACCATCAACCGTGATGGCTGGTGTTTATCATTTTAACGATACCATCGGACAACCTTGGTTTGCTCCTGCTGGATTGAATCGTGGTGGAATTGATAGTGCGGTACAGGCATATAGAAAATTAACTCAATCAAATCGTGATGATTTGTATGATTCAAATAGTAATCCGATTGCTACATTTCCAGGACAAGGTGTTACTGTCTTTGGACAGAAAACAACACAGAAGAAAGCTTCTGCCCTTGACCGAGTAAATGTAAGACGACTTTTAATTAACTTGAAGAAATTTGTTGCTAACTCTTCAAAAGGACTTGTATTTGAACAAAATACAAGCGATTTGAGAAATCAATTCTTGAATACTGTTAATCCATATATGGAACAAGTTCAGGCAAATCAAGGATTAAATGCTTTCAGAGTCATAATGGATGATTCAAATAACACACCAGAAACAATCGATAGGAATATGTTGGTAGGACAAATATTTATACAACCAGCAAGAACTGCTGAGTTTATCGTATTGGACTTCGTGGTACAACCAACAGGAGCTGCTTTTCCTGAATAATTTTTAGGAAATTGATATTTATTATCATAGGAGATAAAACATGGCTGAATTATTAGAAGCG